CCACACTGACTACTCAGGCTGGAAACGCGTTCTTGGCCGCTCCAAGCAGCGGCGCGGCGGCTGCACCTACATTCCGGTCTCTGACCACGGCTGACATTCCGGCCTTGTCTTACGTTACTTCGGTGGCTGCGTCTGTTCCCGCATTTCTATCTATTTCCGGTTCTCCAATTACCACCAGCGGAACGCTGGCAATCTCTTACTCAGGCACGGCTTTGCCAATTGCCAACGGCGGCACTGGTCAAACTACTGCTGCTGCGGCATTCAATGCTTTATCGCCAGTTACCACTACGGGTGATCTTATCCTTGGTAACGGAACCAACAGCGCAACCAGGTTAGCTATTGGGGCCAACAACTACGTCCTGACATCCAACGGCACTACCGCAACATGGGCTGCTGCTACTGGTGGCGTTACTCAAATTGTTGCAGGCACAAACGTCACAATTTCACCGGCTGGCGGCACTGGGGCAGTCACTATCAACGCATCAGGTGGCGGTTCTAGCGCGTATAACAGAACATCGTTTACAGCTACGTCTGGGCAAACAGTGTTTTCAGTGACCTATGCAGTCGGATACTTACAGGTCTATGTAAATGGTGTTTTGTTGGCAACTTCTGATTACACCGCTAGTAGTGGTACAGACTTTACGCTTGGCGTGGCTTGTACTGTAGGTGACATAGTAGAGGCATTAGTAATTACTACCTCTATATCTTCAAGCGGCATAACAACAGGTAAAGCCATTGCAATGGCAATGATCTTCGGCTATTAAGGAATAAGAAATGGCAAATCCCAATATTGTTAACGTAACTTCTATCTACGGAAGTACAAACTACTTAATCCCAAGCACCACATCGGCTACAACTTGGACTGCGCTTACTCCTGCTGCTGGCACGGTCAACAAGATTGACAATATTGTTGCGTCTAATGTCACGGCTAGTAACGCTACAGTGACCGTTGCGATCAACAGTGCGGCGGCTGGTGCTGGTACAAACTACCGACTAATTTACCAAGTGCCTGTGCCGGTAAACGCTTCTATCGTGATTGTGGACAAAAGCACGGCGTTCTATTTGGGTGAGGCGCAGTCTATTGTGGTGACTGTGGGAACGGCAAGCGCAATTGAGTTAACGTCATCGTTTGAAGCAATAACCTAATGCCAAAGCAATATGTAGGGTCTGTTCTATCTTCTACCGAGCAGGCTATATCAACTTCTAGCGCCAAAGGAATTTGGAGCACTAGCGATGTAATGCAAGCGCAAAAAGCAGCTACATGGCCTGCTTTAGCTATCCCAATTGAATTTTTATTGATTGCTGGTGGTGGTTCTGGAGGCTATCAATATAGCGGCGGCGGCGGTGCTGGGGGTGTAGTTTTATCCACATCGTTAGCTATTATTCCTGCTACAAGCTACACGGTAACAATCGGGGCCGGTGGAACATCAGCATCATCTAATACAACTGCTGCAAATGGAAACGGCAACAATTCTGTATTCTCAGCATCAGGCTCTAGCCCCGCGATAGCTGGCGGTGGTGGTGGTATTGATCTTAGTAAAGCTGGTGCAAATGGCGGTTCTGGAGGCGGTGCTGCTTATTTAAACGGATTTGCTGGTGGAACTGGAACAGCAGGCCAAGGTAGGAATGGTGGCGCTGGAGATTCAAATGTCAATTTTGGCGGTGGTGGTGGTGGATATGGTGGTGTTGGTGCGGGTGGCACAAACTCTACTGGTATCGGCGGCGTAGGAATATTAAGCACTATCACTACAAATTTTGCTGGCACTGCTAATACAAGCACTAGCACAAGCATAAATATCACTGCCGTTTCTGCTGGTGTTATAGGTATTGGTACGCAAATAACGGGATCAGGCGTTCCCGCAGGAACTGTAGTTACCGCTTTGGGTACAGGTACAGGCGGCACTGGTACTTACACCATGAACAAAGCTACTACTACTACGTTAACTGGAACCGCAATCACAAGCACTGGCGTTTACTACGCTGGCGGTGGTGGTGGCTGGACTCGAAACACAGGCACAACTCTCGGCGGTTTAGGTGGTGGAGGTGGTGGAGTAACTGGCACTAACACATCCGCAGGAGGCGTTAACCAAGGTGGTGGTGGAGGTGGTGGGGGCGCGTCCGCAGCAGGCGGTACTGGTGGCTCTGGAATATTAGTTATTGCCTATCCCAACACCTACGCTAATCTTTCTTCTGTAGCCGCAGGGCTGACTTGTAACGGCAGCGCAGGCAACACTACGCCAAATACAACATACCGTACTGGTTACAAAGTGTACAGATTCACTGCCGGTACTGGCGCTATTTCTTGGTAAACAAAAATGGCTACTAGATATAAAGGCTCCATTCTGTCGTCCACGGCGCAAGTGCCTAGTATTATTAGCGCAAAAGGAATTTGGAAAACTTCTAATGTTTTACAAGCGCTGAAAGCTGGAATATGGCCTACGTTATATAACCCTATAGACATAATTTATTTAGTGGTAGCTGGTGGTGGAGCAGGCGGTTCTTATTATTACGGCGGCGGCGGCGGTGCTGGTGGCCTTAAAACGAATAATGGCGGTGCAGCGTATTCAATCCCCCAAGGTTCAGGAGCATACGCAGTGGTTGTCGGGGCTGGTGGTACAGGTAGCATTACTACACCAACTAGCGGCAGCACATCCTCACTTATTGGCACAGGTCTATCAATATCCTCAACAGGTGGTGGTAGGGGTGGGGCAGCTATTTCTGCTAACCCTGGCCCGTTAACAGGCGGCTCTGGAGGTGGTAGCGGATCACAAAGCGGGGCTAATGGGGCGGCGGGAACTAGCGGACAAGGTTTTGCTGGGGGTAATGGTTCTGCTTCTGCTGGTTATGGTGGCGGTGGCGGTGGCTCTAGCGCTGTGGGGACTGCGGGTACAGGGACAACATCTCCCGCTGGTACAGGTGGTACTGGGACTAACTTAGCTACTTTAATAAGCACTACACTTGCAACAAGCTCTGGCGTGGGTTTTGTTTCTGGCGCGGAAGTCCAGTTTGCTGGCGGTGGCGGCGGTGGCAGGGACGGAAACTTAGGCAGCGGCGGCGCTGTTGCGCCAGGTTCTGCTGGCGGTGGAAGCGGCGCTACTTACACGTTAGGTGTAAACGCTACTGCGGGAGCAGCATACACAGGGTCAGGCGGCGGCGGCGCTTGCCATAGCGGAATCAGCACAGCCAACGCAACTAGCGGTAGCGGCGGCAAAGGTGTAGTCATTATTAAGTATCCAGCAACCTCGGCATTAGCTACTGGTGGTGATGTAATAGATATTAGTGGCGGGTATGTTACCCATATATTTAAAAACAATGGATCGTTTACACCAATATAAATAATATGGCACACTTTGCAGAACTAAATGAAAACAACGTTGTTGTACAAGTAATTGTTGGCGTTGACGAACCGCTTGATGGTGAAACTATCTACGCAGAAACAACTGGTACGGTCTGGAAGAAGACCAGCTACAACACACAAGCTGGACAACATTTGTTAGGCGGTACACCATTTCGCAAAAATTACGCTGGTATTGGTTACACTTACGATTCAGACAGGAACGCTTTTATTCCCCCGCAGCCATACTCAAGCTGGACATTAGATGAGCAGACTTGCCAATGGAATTCTCCTGCACCTTTTCCTAATGATGAAAAGCAGTATTTTTGGGATGAGCCTAGCGTTTCTTGGAAGGAATTTGTATGAGCATACCCCGCAATTTATCAATTCTTGCTGACAATGCAAGTTCAACTGGTGTTTTAGCTGTAGTAGGTGGCGGCACTGGTGTTACAACTTCCACAGGTACTGGGAGTGTTGTTTTATCTACAAGTCCAACATTGGTAACGCCTGCATTAGGTACTCCAAGTGCTTTGGTTGGCACAAACATTACAGGAACAGCTACAGCATTTACAGCAAGCAATGTAACAACTAACGCCAATCTAACGGGTGCGGTTACATCCGTTGGCAATGCAACCTCTTTGGGGTCATTTACTTCAGCACAATTAGCTGCTGCACTTACAAATGAAACGGGTACTGGGTCTGCTGTGTTTGCCACCAGCCCCACGCTGACAACGCCTAACATTGATTCGGCTCAAGTAGCTACAGTATCAGGTACAACGCCTCTTTATATGGCTCGGGCATGGGTTAACTTTAACGGCACTGGCACTGTGGCTATTCGTGGTAGTGGAAATGTGTCTAGTATCACGGATAACGGTGTGGGCGATTACACGGTTAACTTTACTACAGCCATGTCCGACGCAAATTACGCCCCTGCATTGGCCATTCAAAGACAAACATCAGGTGTAGCAGGTTTTTCAAGAAATGTTACAGCAACTTCATCTGCGTATAGACTTTTAACAACTGATGGGTCAAGCGTAGCTTTAGATGTCGAATACATAGGCGTAACCATTTTGCGTTAAGGAATTAATATGCAACGAATAATTTATAAAACAGCAGACGGCGGCGTGGCAATCATCATTCCCGCAGACACCATTGAAGCCTGCATGAAGGACATTCCAGAGGGCGCTGAGTACACCATTGTGGATGCAGCAGACATTCCAGAAGACCGTACATTTCGAGGAGCGTGGACATGGGTATCGTAATCAACATTGACAAGGCCAAGACCATTGCTCACGACATACGCCGTGCGGCTCGGTCTGCTGAGTTTGCTCCGCTAGACATTAAAGCAACCATTCCATCTGAAGCAGCAGCGGCTGAAGCTGCAAGGCAAGTAATTCGGGACAAGTACGCCGTCATGCAAACAGCAATTGATGCAGCGACAACTACTGACGAGATTAAGGCTGCGATGCCATGAACCAGCCCGAAATTGATCCCGTCAAATATGGAGTGCTTTGGCAGAAGGTGCAGGATTACGAGCGCCGGTTTGACGAGATGAGCGCCAAGATTGACAAGCTGGAAACCAACATCGACAAGCTAGTTGAAATGGCAAATCAATCCAAAGGCGGCTTTTGGATGGGCATGGTTATGGTGTCCGCTGTAGGCAGCGCAATGGGGTATCTAAGCCATTGGTTGGGTAAAAATTGAAATGGGTGATTGCTGCTATCTTGATTGCCGTACCCGCAAAGTTTGTTTGCGTTAGGTGGGCATGGACGGGGGATGTATTTGAGCGTAGGGTGTACTGTCTGGAGTGGAAAAAGGTTGAATAATGATAGACCCGATTACAGCCTTTGCCACTGCCCAGGCCGCTATCAAAGGGGTTAAGGCCGCAATTGCGTTAGGCAAGGACATCCAGGCGGTATCTGGTGACCTGATGAAGTTCTTTGATGCCAAGGATATAGTCCAAAAGGCAGCGTCTAAGCCTAAGAGTGGTTTTGCACAGTCCGATACGGCGCAAGCGTTTGAGATAGTGATGCAGGCCAAGGTACTTGCAGATGCTGAGAGGGAGCTGAACAACTATATGGTGATGTCTGGCAATGCTGACCTTTGGCAGCAGTTACTGGTAGAGCGTAATAGGATTATCCAGCAGCGAAAGGTAGAGGAAATATTGGCAGAGAATCACGCTAAAAAGCACAAGGAAGAAGTTGAGGATTTATTAACATGGTTAGCGGCTGGTGCATTAGTAATACTCTTATTAGGTTTAATTTTTTGGTGGTTAACTATATTAATGGATAAATAATATGACTCCTGAGTTGCAGAGATACTACGAAGACAGATTTGATTTGTTCTCCATGCCTGGCTGGATTGACTTGATGGATGATGCTAATAAGATGTTTGAGGCACTTAACAATGTGTCTACCATAGCGGACGAAAAAAGTCTACAATTCCGCAAAGGAGAGATTTCCATCCTAACTTGGCTGATAACCTTGAAAGAGATCAGCGAACGAGCATACGAGGATTTGAATGAAAAGAATGTATGATTTTGCCTGTGAAAACGGGCATAAGACCGAAAGATTCTGTGATTATGAGGAGCAGAGTTTTAGGTGTGAATGCGGTGGGCTTGCTCGCCGTGTAATAAGTGCTCCGTCATTTAACCTTGAAGGTTGGTCTGGTGGCTTTCCGTCCGCTTATGGACGGTTTGAACACCGGCATACTGAGAAGTTAAAAGCGGAGCAAAAAGTCAACTCATAAGCATTATGCCGAGTTGAATTATCCTACAACCATTTTGGCAGGAAACCGATATGTTGATTGATGAACCCACAGAGCCGCTAGGCGAACTCGAAATAGAAGAAACTAAGACTGAACTTCCTGAGAAATACAGGGCCAAAAGTTTGGAGGAAGTTGTACGAATGCACCAGGAGGCCGAAAGGCTTATCGGTAAGCAGGCCCAAGAGGTCGGCGAAGTTCGTAAGTTAGCTGACGAGTTAATCAAGCAAAACCTTAATGGGAAGTCGCAACTTATTAAAGAGGAAGAGCCTGAAGTTGACTTTTTTGAGAATCCTCAAAAGGCAGTTCAAGCGACGATTGATAGGCATCCTGATGTATTAGCGGCTAGACAAGCTGGCATGGATTTCAGACGGATGCAGATTCAGCAGAAGCTGGCGCAAGATCATCCTGACTACTCCCAGGTGGTCAATGATTCGGAATTCCATAACTGGGTGAAATCCTCACCTGTGCGATTGGGACTCTACGCAAAGGCAGATGCAGAATTTGACTATGACTCGGCGAATGAATTGTTGTCCACCTTCAAGCAACTGCGCGGCATTAAGACTAAACAGTCAGATCAGCAAAATGATGCTATTAGGACTAAAAGTATGAAAGCGGCGCAAGTTGATGTAGGTGGTTCTGGAGAGAGTTCCAAGCGCGTCTATCGAAGGGCCGATCTGATTCGTCTGAAAATGACTGATCCACAGCGATATGAAACACTGAGTGATGAAATCATGCAGGCATACGCTGATGGTCGTGTACGATAATTTAATTTTGGAGTTTTAACATGGCAAACACTGCTTTTTCCCCCACCAACGCGGTAACCGTAACTTCCGCAGCTAACTTCATTCCAGAAATTTGGAGTGATGAAATTGTTGCTTCCTACAAGAAGAACCTGGTCCTGGCCAATTTGGTCAAGAAAATGTCCTTCAAAGGTAAAAAAGGCGATACCGTTAACATCCCTTCCCCTGCCCGTGGCAATGCTTCCGTCAAGGCTGCAACCGATGCCGTTACTCTGATTGCAGAGAGCGACACCAATATTCAGGTGCTTATCAACAAGCACTATGAGTACAGCCGTTTGATCGAGGACATTGTTGAGGTGCAAGCCCTGACTTCCCTGCGTTCTTTCTACACGGAAGATGCCGGTTATGCTTTGGCAAAGCGCATTGATACTGACCTGGTTCAATTGGGTCGTGCCTTCAATGGCGCTACTGTTGGTACTGACGACTATGCCACCAGCAATACAACCACCAAAGCGTTTATTGGCTCTGATGGCACTACTGCTTACAACAGCACCAGTTCCAATGCAGCCTCGCTGACCGATGCAGCCATTCGCCGTACTATTCAGCGTTTGGATGACAACGACATTGCTATGGACGGACGTTTCTTCCTGATTCCTCCTTCCAGCCGCAACACGTTGATGGGTCTGGCACGTTACACCGAGCAAGCGTTTGTTGGTAACGGTGACGCTATCCGCAACGGAGAAATCGGTCAACTGTACGGAATGGCGGTATTTGCTACTTCCCAGGCTGATACTGGTGCTGGTTCTAGCGGCGCTGACCGTATTTGCTTGATGGGTCACCGCGATGCGATGGTTCTTATTGAGCAGACCGGCATCCGTTCGCAGACCCAGTACAAGCAAGAGTACCTTGGCACGTTGTTCACCGCTGACACCATCTATGGCGTTAAGGCACTGCGTACCTCGGCAACCAGCACAGCGTCTAACGCTTCTGCTGCTTTTGCTTTGGCAGTACCAGCCTAATAGCATTCCCTCCCTCTAACGAGGGGGGGGTTTTAAAACTTTAGGAGGTATTTAATATGGCAGCAGCAACGGCAGTAACCTCTCGCAGAGGTAATGACCAATTTCGTGGGCTTTTCTCTGATACATGGTCGGTTTCGGCAACTCTAAACGCATCATCTCTTGCTGATGGCGTTGGCGAAACTAACACCATTGCAGTACCAGGTGTGAAGCTGGGTGATATTGTGTTGAACGTAAGCATGGGTGTAGATGTTTCTGGCATCAGCATTACGCCTTATGTGAGTGCAGCTGATGTAGTTTCAATTCGTTTTCAAAACGAGTCTGGCGGTACATTAGATTTGGCAAGCACCACTGTAAAGTGCGTGGTTGTTCGGACAGTGTAATTAAAGAGGGGCTAATAACCCCTCTTTTTTTGGAGTTCTAGTATGGCAACTTTTAGATGTTTACAAAGCGGCAATACCGTAACCTTTACCTACCAGCACGATATTGACTCTATGCGTGGTCATGGCGGCTATGTCCTGGTTGATGATAAGGGTGAAGATGTAAAGGTTGAGGCTCAAAATAAAGTGCTTCCAATGACTGCACCAATGCAAGTTAAGCGTATGGGCAGGCCACCAAAAGCTAGGATGGCAGCATGAAAGAAGGTCTTTTATCTGGTGTCGTATGCCCTATCGCTACGCAGGACGTTTCGGTTAATCTGAAGAACCGCAACCATGCGTTTTCAGATTACGGTTATGGACCGCCAAACCCTAACGAGCCTAATGAGGCATTTTGGCTAAAGAAGGCCAAGATGTACAACGCTCCAACATCCACTATTAAGTCAATGCGCTGCGGTAATTGTGCCGCGTTTATTCAGACACCAAAGATGATGCAGTGCATATCTGATGGTTTGGAAAAGGATGAAGGTAAGGGAGAGTTGTCCTATGACCAGCAGTTTATTGAGGCTGCAAATCTGGGATACTGTGATCTATTTCAATTCACTTGTGCAGCGGCCCGTACTTGTGATGCGTGGAAATCTGGTGGGCCTATCACTAAGGATTAAATCATGATGTATGCCAAAGTACCTAAGACTAAGAAAGCCGCAGCTAAAGTGGGCAAAGTTATGGGTGAGTTCAAGGCTGGAACTTTGCATTCTGGCAAAGGTGGCCCTGTTGTTAAAAACCCAAAGCAGGCCATAGCCATTTCTCTTTCTCAAGCCAGCAAGATGGGTAAGAAGAAATGAAACCTGGACTCTATGCCAACATCAATGCCAAGCAAGAGCGTATTAAGGCTGGCTCTGGTGAGAAGATGAATAAGGTGGGGTCCAAGGCCGCGCCTACTGCTGCTGACTTTAAACAAGCTGCAAAGACTGCAAAGAAACCCAAAAAGGCGAAGTAGATGAAAACTCCTGCTTGGCAACGATCCGAGGGTAAAAACCCTAAAGGTGGGTTGAATGCCAAGGGGAGAGCATCCTATAATGCTTCTACTGGTGGCGCTTTAAAAGCACCAGTTAAATCAGGGGACAATCCCCGTAGAGCAAGTTTCTTGGCGCGTATGGCGGGTAATGATGGCCCTGAGTACGACAAGAAAGGCGAACCGACAAGACTGCTTCTTTCGCTAAAAGCCTGGGGTGCATCCTCAAAAGCTGACGCAAAGGTAAAAGCCAAGTCTATTTCAGAACGAAATAAGGCGAAGGCAAAATGAGAGCATTATCGGTTGGCGTTAGTCCTACAGCGGCAGTAGATACCACAGTCTATACCTGCCCTACGGGTTATTACGCCAAATTTACTGTAATGTATATACACAATACAGGTGGCTCCACCAAGCATATTACTGTCCAATGGTTTGATGCAAGTGCCAATACCACTCTTGATATATTGACTCAATACAACTTTACATCAAAAGCCTACTTACAGTTTGATGGAAATGCTTACATTGTTTTAGAAGAAGGCGATAAATTAAAAATAACTACTGAGTCAGCAAGCACATTCAGTTTTATAGCAACATTTGAAGAAGAAGGGTTGACTCGATCATGACCTATTTAGAACTGATTAACGATGTGTTGATTCGGTTGAGGGAAACCACCGTATCCAGCAACAACGAAACTGCTTATTCAACCTTGATTGGCAAGTTCATCAATGATGCCAAGCGCCAGGTTGAGGATGCGTTTAGTTGGAATGTGTTGGGTCAGAATATTACTTTGACAACCACGGCAAACACCTACAGCTATAGCCTCACTGGTGCAGGCCAGAAGTTCCAAGTTATGGATGCCATTAACACTACGTCAAACGTAGGGATGCAAAACATTAGTTTTGTGCAGATGAATAGATTTCAAAACCTTGTACCAGTTGCAACTGGAATCCCAGAATACTATGCGTTTGATGGGGTTGATACCAATGGAGATACAAAGGTAAGCCTGTATTCGCGTCCTGATGGCGTGTATACAGTTATTTTCTCTTTGACTATCCCACAGGCAACATTGGCATCTGACGCAACATCAATCCTAGTACCTGACTTCCTAGTGGCGCAGAACGCATACGCCAGGGCATTGGTTGAGCGTGGCGAGGATGGCGGTCTATCGTCTTCTGAGGCATACCAACTCTACAAGTCAATGCTGTCTGACTACATTGCTTTAGAGGGTACTAGATACCCCGAAAATCAGGAGTTTGTTGCGATATGAGCCAAGCACTGCAAACTGCGAGTGTTCAAGCACCAGGCTTCTACGGGCTGAACACGCAAGACTCTCCACTGGACTTGTCTAGCGGGTTTGCTTTGGTTGCAACTAACTGCGTGATTGACCAGTACGGACGGATTGGCGCTAGGAATGGCTGGTCAAGGATCAATGCTTCATCAGGAAACCTCGGCGCTAATGATGTTAGCGTTGTCCATGAGTTAGTCCAACCTGATGGGACCATTACTGTTCTATTCGCCGGCAACAATAAGTTATTCAAGTTAAGCAGCACCAACACGGTTACCGAGTTAACGTATGGCGGTGGAGGCTCTGCGCCTACGATTACCGCTAACAATTGGTCATGCGCCTCCCTTAACGGCATAACCTACTTCTTCCAAACTGGCTACGATCCATTGATCTATGACCCAGCAGTAAGTACAACTACATACAGGCGCGTTAGTGAGAAAACCGGCTATGTTGGAACGGTCCCAAGCGGAGACATTGTTATCTCAGCGTTTGGGCGTTTGTGGGTTGCTAATACGGCATCCATAAAGAGCACAGTCTATTTTTCTGATCTGTTGTCTGGTCATGTATGGTCAACAGGGACATCTGGCTCTTTGAACGTGGACAGGGTTTGGACTAATGGAGCCGATGAGATTACCGGCCTGGCAACGCATAACGGATCGTTAATCATCTTTGGTAAGCGTCAAATCTTGGTTTACGCGAATGCAACAACACCATCAACAATGTCACTTAGTGACGCTGTTGGCGGTATCGGCTGCACTGCAAGGGACACTATCCAGAGTACGGGTAAGGATATCCTTTTCCTGTCCAATTCTGGCGTTAGATCATTTGCCAGGACAATCATTGAGAAGTCAGCACCACTAGGCGATCTATCCAAGAATGTCCGCAATGACTTGATGGGATCACTTGCAAGCGAAACACTTGCTAACGTCAAATCAGTTTATTCCGAGAAGGAAGCGTTCTATTTGCTTACCCTGCCATCTACCAAGCAAGTCTATTGCTTTGATACGAGGGTACAGTTGCAGGATGGATCGTTTAGGGTAACTATATGGGACTCAATTGAGCCTACCGCTTTGCTATATCGGCGTAATGGTGATTTAGTCATAGGTAAGAACGGGTATTTGGGTAAGTACGAAAACTATCAGGACTACACCTCAACCTACCGATTGATGTATTACACCAATCATTCTGACTTGGGCGCTCAAAATGCCACGTCAGTGTTGAAGAAGTTAAAGACTGTGATGATTGGTGGGTCAAACCAGTATGTCACCATGAAATGGGCGTTTGATTTCACGGCAAACTATTTGTCTAGTAATGTTGCAATTCCAACGCAAAGTGTTAGTGAATACGGGATTGCTGAGTACGGAGCAAATGCCACGGTTGTCGCTAAATATTCTGATGGTGTTGCTTTGCAAACTCTAGTTACGCAAGCCAGTGGCGCGGGTAAAATTGTCCAAACTGGATACGAATCAACGATTAATGGTAACCCGCTGTCAATTCAGAGGATAGAAATCCAATTCAAGGATGGGAAGCAAACATGAGTAACTATACACAATCCACGAATTTCGCCACGAAGGATGCTCTTACGTCTGGCGATCCTCTGAAGATTCTCAAGGGCACAGAGATCAACA